ATATAATAAAAGAAGTAGAAGAAGACGATCAATGGCATGGTATATATGGAAACCATGAAGTGAAGAAAGAATTAAAACCATATCAATCAGATTATAAAGTGGGTCAGAACTACTACAAGTGATACTACATCAAAATCCTTCTATCTATGGTTCTTTAAAAAGTTTTATCCCGAGGCGTTATAACTTATAAATAGAAAAAGAAACGGAGATTTAATATGCATATATGCCCGATACAAACCCAAGCAGCAGATTCAACAACTGAATCGACTTATAGTGGGGCCAAAAAATTATACTTAGTACAAACAGGCACCACAGCACGTTTGATTACAATCAAATCATCTCAAGGTGGAGACACTTATGCGACTTTTACTGTACCAGCAGTTGCTGGAACAATGATTGTTTTATCAAAGACTTATAATCATTCAGTTACTAGTGCACATGCCGAAATTTTAATTACGCCGGTTGGTACTGAGAGCACAGGATAATGGCAGTACCAAATTCAAGAGATACCTTAATCGACTATTGTTTAAGGGCTCTAGGAGCTCCTGTAATAGAGATTAATGTAGATGACGATCAAGTCTCTGATAGAGTAGATGAAGCGATTCAGTTCTATCAAGAGTATCATTCTGATGCAGTAGTTAGACATCTCCGTTATCATAAGATGACTGCAGCCGAAGTTACTCGAGCAAATGATTCGCCATTTGGCTCATCTAGAAACTCACCTGAATATAGTATGTATATAGACATACCCAACAATTCTAGAATGCTATCGATCAATAGAATTTTACCTTTAAACGATTCTCATTCTACTAGTATGTTTTCAATAGATTATCAATTACATTTAAATGATATTTTTGATCTTGGCGGACCATACGGTGGTGGTATTATTAATTATGAAATGACTAAACAATATATGGCTTTAATTGATAGAAATATTAATGGTGGCCTTCACGAACCTTTAACATTTAGTCGTCATAAAAATAGAATCTACTTTTACTCAGACACTTTAAAAGATTTAGGAGAAGGTAGTATTCTTATATTTGACGGTTATGAAATTATTGATCCCGATACTCATACAGATGTTTATAATGATATGTTCTTAAAGAGATATGCTGTTGCGTTAATTAAACGCCAATGGGGTGCTAATCTAATTAAATTTGAAGGCATGCAGCTACCAGGTGGGGTTACACTTAATGGTGAAAGAATCTATACAGAAGCTTTAACAGATATTGAAAAAATCGAAGAAGATATGCAACTTCGATATGAAGAACCACCTCACTTTGTAGTAGGATAATGAAATGCCACGAAATACTTATTTTAGTCAAGGGACAGCCTCAGAGCAAGACCTCTATGAAGATATAGTCATAGAGGGATTAAAAATTTATGGTCATGATGCTTATTACATTCCCCGTAAAATAGTAAATGAAGATGCTATCTTTAATGAAGATCAATTAAGTTCCTTTGGTTCTGCATACATGGTTGAAGCATTTGTAGAAAATGTAGAGGGCTATGAGGGAGACGGAGATTTACTTTCTAGATTTGGTGTAGAAATAAGAGACCAAGTTACTTTAGTTATTGCTAATAGACGCTGGGAACAATTAATTGGTCGACACATCGCATCAGACCAAAACTTAAATCGAAGCGTTGTTCGAAGACCTATGGAAGGTGACTTAATATATCTTCCATACGCAAAGGGTTTATTTGAAATTCAATTTGTAGAAGATGAAGACCCTTTCTATCAGTTACAAAATCTAACTGTATTTAAATTAAAATGTGAATTATTCGAATACGGTGGAGAAGATATTGATACAGGTGTTGGTGTAATTGATGATTATGAAACATCTTTTGCAACTAGAACATTATTAGGTCTTGGCACAGGAAGTGGTGATTATGTTATTGGTGAAGATGTAACACAAGATCATGGTGGTGGCTTAACTATATCAGGAGAAGTAGCTGCTTATGATTCACCTACATTAAGTGTTGTAGGAGTATCATCTAGATCATCCGACACACCACTTGGATTTGGTTTAACTGCAGGTGATATTGGAAACATAATTGGTTCTTCATCAGCCGCATCATATAAGATTATAGATTTGAGCCCTGAAGATTCCAGTGATTCACCATTTGCTGCGATGGACGACACTGATCCTTATGCAGATAATGAAGATTTTGAAGTAGTAGGAAATAATTTTATAGACTTTTCAATAGGAAATCCGTTTGGTGTACCGAACGTAGCAACATAATATGTTAACAGGAATACATTTTTATAATCAGACTATTAAAAAAGCTGTATCAGTTTTTGGTACTCTTTTTAATAATATTAAGATAGTTAAGCCGGGTAAGGCTGAGACTCGTGTTCCTATTGCTTATGGACCTGCTCAAAAGTTCTTAGCAAGATTAGAACAATCTGGTGCTGATACTGATCGTATTGCAATTAAACTTCCAAGAATGAGTTTTGAAATAACTTCTATTACTTATGATGCTGAAAGAGCATTGAATAAAATGAATCAAGTTACATCAGTTGGTGTTGATTCTCTAAGAAATATTAAAACCGTATATCAAGGTGTGCCATACACTATTGGATTTTCATTGAATGTAATTGGAAAAGATCAAGATTCTTGTTTACAAATTATTGAACAAATTCTTCCTACGTTTAAACCAGAATATACTGTATCTATAAAAGATATGGAAACAGTAAATAAAAGTTTAGATGTTCCTGTTATTCTTACAGGTATTTCATTTGAAGATCAGTATGACGGAGATTACGAATCTAGACGAACACTAATTTATACATTAGAATTTGAAATGAAAGTTAAATTTACTGGAGCTGTTGTTAAATCTCCTATTATTAAAACAGCAGAAGCGTTTCTTCACGATTCTCCAGCAAGCACATTAATTGTTAATAGTAATAGTCCATTAAGTGGTGTAAGAGTTTTATTAGACTCACCTACAGATTCACCGAATCTATTTACAGCAGTAACCACTTTTGGATTTAGTAATGTATCACCGAGTAGATAATGAAAAAAGATGAAATGATAAAAGCATTGGAAGATAATATGGATATTCTTCCAACTAAGAAAAAAACGGTAGAAGAAGTAGATATTGTCCATGACACTGAAACAGATGTTGAATTTGTTCGTGATAATCTCAAAAATCTAATTTCTAAATCTAGTGAAGCACTAGATCATCTATCTATGATAGCACAAGAAACCGAACACCCAAGAGCATTTGAAGTTCTATCTAATATGATAAAACAAACAGGTGACCTAACTACAGAATTATTAGATGTTCAGAAAAAAAGAAAAGATATTACCCAAGAAAAAAATTCATCTGAGTCTACTACAACTAATAATGCAATCTTCGTGGGTTCCACGAAAGAACTACAGAAGATGCTTAAGCAGGCTAATGAAGTAAATGTCACAGAAGAATAGAGAAGGTGGTTATCTTGGAAATCCGTTAATTAAAAAAGACGGGTATGTTCACGGTTTCACACAAGAAGAAGTTCAAGAATACATGATGTGTTCAAAGAACCCGACTTATTTTGCTGAAAATTATGTTAAAATAACAACCCTTGACCACGGATTATCGGAGTTTAAACCTTATGAATATCAAAAAAATATGTTCGAACACTTTAATGACAATCGTTTCTCAATTGTTCTTGCTTGTAGACAGAGTGGTAAATCGATTAGCTCGATTATCTACATTCTTTGGTATGTTTGTTTTAATGCAGATAAAACCGTAGCGATTCTAGCGAACAAGGGTGCTACTGCGCGTGAGATGTTAGCTAGAATAACATTAGCATTAGAACATCTTCCATGGTTTTTACAACCAGGAACTCGTGAATTAAATAAAGGTTCGATTGGATTTTCAAATAACTCTAGAATCATAGCATCAGCAACTTCGGCATCTTCTATTCGAGGTCTTTCTGTTAACCTTCTATTCCTTGATGAGTTTGCTTTTGTTGAAAACGCAAATGAATTTTATACTTCTACATATCCAGTAATTACAGCCGGTACTCAAACAAAGGTGATAATAACATCTACAGCAAATGGAGTAGGTAATTTATATTATAAGTTATATGAGGGGGCTACTCAAGCATTAAATGATTTTAAACCATTTCGAGTTGATTGGTGGGATGTACCAGGCCGCGATGAAGAATGGAAAAGAATGACTATTGCTAATACTTCTGAGCTTCAGTTCGAACAAGAGTTCGGTAATAATTTCATAGGAACATCGAATACTCTAGTATCGTCTAACTGCATTCTAGGATTACAAGCACAAAAACCCAAACATAGAAGTACAAAAGGAGTTATTTATTACGAAAAGCCGCTTGAGGGGTGTACTTATGTTATTTGTGTTGATGTATCAAAGGGTAGAGGCCAAGATTATTCTACATTTAATGTTATTAGGATAGGCGAAAATCAATATAAGCAAGTAGCTGTATATCGTGATAATATTATCTCACCTTTAATATTACCCGATATTATAATGAGTATAGCAAAAGAATATAATAATGGAATTATCCTTGTTGAAAATAACGATGTTGGACAGGTTGTGTGTAACGCAATTTACTATGAATATGAATATGAGAATTTATTTGTTGAATCTACAGTAAAAGCATCTGGGATTGGCGTAACAATGACCAAAAAAATTAAACGAATAGGGTGTTCTAATTTAAAAGATTTAGTCGAGATGGGCAAGTTAGATGTAGTCGACGCGGATACTATATCAGAAATATCAACCTTTGAGGTCAGAGGAGCCAGCTATCAAGCAAGTCAAGGTAACCATGACGACTTAGTTATGAATCTTGTTCTTTTTAGCTGGTTTGTTTCTTCTGAAGCTTTTGGTAATATATCTACGCGTGATCTAAAAAGTGTTTTATTTAATTATACATCACAAGAAATAGAAGATGAATTACCGCCAGTCGGTGATCTTCAAGAAGAACGAGGCATAACTGGCTCATATTATGAAGAACAAGCTAAACGCCTGCGGGATTTTAAAAATCTCTAAAGTAAACTATTTATAAATAGAAGAGTAAATTGAGAAGAAACTTGTTATGAAATTTAAACTTATTATTTAACAAAGGAAAACAATTATGGCATTCCAGGTATCTGCAGGAGTCGAAGTAAAAGAAATCGACTTAACAAATGTTGTACCGGCAGTTTCTACCTCAATTGGTGGTTTTGTCGGACCTTTCAGATGGGGCCCTGTCGAAGATATTCGATTGATTGGCTCCGAGACTGAATTAGCAAACGAATTTGGTAAACCGAAATCTTCCGGTCCAACCGGTGAAGGTTTCTTCACAGCCGCTTCGTTTTTAAAGTACGGAAACGCGTTGAAAGCAGTACGGTCTACTGACAGCGCATTAAAGAACGCAGTAAGTGGTGGCGTTGGAAAATCTATTACAACTGTTTCAGTAGCTAATAAACCAGCTGCAGCAACAGACAGTCGAACAGATTCACCAGCCGCTGGATCAATACTAGGTGGAATAACAGCATCATCAGGTGTAGTCAGTGAGTTCACTGTAACATCAAACGATGGTTCTGGCGCGGAGATTGAAGCAAACTATAATGTTTCTGCAATCAAAGTTGCATCAGCTGGTTCTGGTTATACTGAAGGTGACGAAGTATCAATCGATTTAGGAGAAGGTCAAATTCTACCTATTAAGATTACTACTGCAGCCGACGGTATACCATCAGTATTAGGTTTAGTAACTGATGGAAGTAATAGTCCAGGTTTATTTACGCTTAAAACACCAAGCAAGTTTAGTAGTGTAGCTGCATCATCGCTTGCTACAGCTAATACTTCACCATCTAGTGGTACAGGATTACAAGTTGACTTGACATATGCTGTCAAAAACTTCACTGTATTAGAAGGTGGTTCAGGATATGATACAGCTGATTCACCAGGGCTTAAGATATTTGCCGATGGTACAGAAATCTA